GGTCTATATATGCTAATGTTGATTTAATAGAATATACTGCTAATGATATAATGGAAGTTAAGATAAAAACACTAAATGAAATTAAGTCTAAAAAAAGACTATTACTTTTAGAATTACAGGAGTTAAAAAATGGTTAAGAATATAAAAGATAATTTAACAAACATAGTTGTTGTATTAGGATTAGTTGCATCTATTGGTGCTGGGTTTACAAAGTTTGCTAAAATGGAATCTACTATTGAGCAACTATCAACTGCAACTGCACCTGATTTATCAGGAATAGAAACAAATGGATTTGCAATAATAGATCAAGACAAACAGATTGCTATAATGCAAAAAGAAATAGAGGTTTTAAAATTAGAAATAGCTGAAATAAAGGAATCTAATAAAAACCCATTACAATAATGAAATTTATATTGGCATTTAGTATTTGTTCAGCAGTTACAGGTTTTTGTAAACCTACAATGACAATAGACAAAAAATTTAATACTTGGTCAGAATGTGTTATAGGAGGAAGTCAATTAACTATTGCATATGCTGAAAAAATGGAAGAAAAATTAAATAAAGATAAATTCTATATCTCTTATTTTTGTAATGAAAATATCTCTGACAAAACCCCAACTTAAAGTATCATCAAGCCAAGCAAGATTTAGGGTACTTATAAGTGGTCGTAGATTTGGTAAAACTTATCTTTGTATAACAGAGATGATGAAATACGCATCACAACCAAAGAAAAAAATATGGTATGTAGCACCAACATTTAAAATGGCTAAAGAAATTGCATGGGCAAGTCTTAAAGAAATGCTCAATCAGTTTAATTGGATAGAAGATATTAACGAAACTACAATGACTATTACGATAAGAAAATCTAATAGTACAATCTCATTAAAGGGTGCAGATAACTATGACTCATTAAGAGGTTCAGGTATTAACTTTTTAATATTAGATGAGTTTGCAGATATAGATAAACGAGCATGGTTTGAAGTTTTACGTGCTAGTGTTTCTGATACACTTGGAAGTGTTTTAATGTGTGGAACTCCTAAAGGTTATGGTAATTGGAGTTATGAAATGTATCTTAAAGGTAAGCAAGATGATGAATGGGATAGTTACCAATTCACTACTATTCAAGGTGGAATGGTTACAGAAGAAGAAATAGAACAAGCTAAACAAGATATTGATATTAGAACTTTTAGACAAGAGTTTGAGGGTACATTTGAAAACTATGCTGGAAGTGTTTATTACAATTTCCACCCTGTTGATAATGTAGTTAAAAAACAGATTAATTGGGAAAAACCTTTACATATAGGAATGGACTTTAATGTTGACCCAATGTCAGCTTGTGTTGCACAATTAGAGCAAGATAAAATATTTTTTTTAGATGAAGTTATTATTTATGGAAGTAATACAGACGAAATGGTGCAAGAATTAAGAGATAGGTATGGAACGAAGATTCCAATATTTATATATCCTGACCCAGCTTCTAAACAAAGAAAGACATCTGCTGGTGGAAGAACTGATTTATCAATTTTACAAAATGCTGGATTTAAAGTTAAGGTCAAACATAAACACCCAGCAATACGAGATAGGGTCAATGCAGTAAATTCAAAACTCAAAGATTCTAATGGGGTTAGACATATTTTTGTTTCACATTCTTGCAAAACCTTGATAAAAGGTTTACAAAGACAAATATACAAAGAGAATACAAATATTCCTGATAAGGAAGATGGATTCGATCATATGAATGATGCTTTGGGCTATATGATTGATTACTTAAAACCATTAACTACACAGGCAAAATTTAATTCTCCGACAAGATGGACAATGAAATAAATTATGGCATATAACAGAGATTCAATTACAGAACTTCACATAGATTATCAAGAAACAGTTACTAATTGGCAGTATTATATAAGATCATATAATGGTGGTTATGATTATATGGTTGGACAATATCTTAACAGATATAATTTAGAATTAGATAACGAGTTCAATCAAAGACTTGCAAACACTCCATGCGATAATCATTGCAAAAATATTATACAAATTTATTCATCATTTTTATTTAGAGTTAGACCAAGTAGAGATTTTGGAGAAATGGCAGATGAAGCTAGTTTAGATTCATTCTTAAAAGATGCAGATTTAGAGGGTAACAATTTAAACTCTGTAATAAGACAAGCACAAAATTATTCGTCTATCTATGGTCATTGTTTTATGATTTTAGATAAACCTAATATTACGACTAACACACAAGCAGAAGAACTAGAACAAAATATCAGACCCTACTTATCAATCTTAACTCCTGAAAATGTTTTTGATTGGAATTTTCAAAGACAAGCAAATGGTAGATATGAACTTGATTACTTAAAGGTAAGAGAAGAAGTAGATAAAGAGGGTGGACAGTATTTTAGACTATGGTTTCCTGATAGGATTGACACAGTATATCTTCCTAAAGATTCAGAACCTAGATTAATAGATACTGCCACAAACCAGATTGGCAAAATACCAGCAGTTATTTTATACAATTCTAAATCTCATAAGAGAGGAATTGGTCAATCAGATTTAACAGATATAGCTGACTTACAAAAATCTATTTATAACGAATACTCTGAAATGGAACAGTTAATTAGATTAACAAACCACCCATCATTAGTTAAGACTCCAAGTGTTAATGCAAGTGCTGGTGCTGGTGCAGTTATAGAAATGCCTGACGAAATGGAACCAAATTTAAAACCATACTTACTACAACCATCTGGTCAAAACTTACAAGCTATTATGGAATCAGTAAGACACAAAGTAGATGCTATAAATAGAATTGCACATACAGGTGCTATCAGAAGTACAAAGACACAAGTATCATCTGGTGTAGCTTTACAAACAGAATTTGAATTACTTAATGCTAGACTATCAGAAAAAGCTGATAACTTACAAATAGCAGAAGAACAATTATTTAAACTATATGCACTATTCCAAAATGTAAAATATGATGGAGAAATAAACTATCCTGATTCATTTAACATTAGAGATTATGCAAGTGATCTTATGTATTTCCAACAAGCAAAAGCATTAAACATTGGCTCTACTACTTTTAATAAAGAAGTAGATAAAGAAATTGCAAGAGCAGTAATAGATGATGATGAAAAGCTAAATGATATATTTGATGAGATAGATGCTAAATCAGAAGTTGGAGAATTTACACAAGACGAAGTAGTAGCAGAAGATCAAGAAGTAGAAGAAGAACAGATATAAAAAAGGCGACCATTTCTGATCGCCTAAAACTTTTATTTAACTTGCTCTAGCTTTGGCTATTCTTTCCCTTGAAAGTTTTTCTTCCTGTCGATACTCTTTCTTAAATTGTTTCACTAATTTTTCTAAAGTGAACTTACAATTTTGAGAACCAAAGTTTTTAATGATGTCTTTTTCATATCTTATAACACCTCTTTCACTACCATACTCAGTTACACCACTTTGAATAAATCTAATTCTAAATTTATTAACATAGCCACTTGGCCAAGGTAGTGTTTTAATAACTCTAGCAACTCTAAGTTTTGGATATTCTCCATACCCATAACCCACTAGAACTACATCTCCCAAAGTTATCTTGTTTTTTATATTTATCATTTGCTCTCCTTTTGTTATTTATTTACACAGTATATCATATTCACTTTTCTATTTTTTTAGGTTATAACCATTTTACTAACTAATAGACGATTGATTGTTTAGGGTGTTTCATAATTGGTGCGACACTAAAACACTTTTTGCGTTTTTAACGAATTTTTGATAAGAGAAATTAAATGGCAGATATAGTAAAAGACGCAACACTTTATAGAATCAAGCAAATAGAACTTGCTGAAGCAGAGTATTATAAAACATTAATCAAAACATTAGATAGAATAGAAAGAGAAGTAGTATCTCTTGCAAGTAGATTACCTTTAACAGATGGAAAACTAATAGAACTACAATCAGCTATTGCTATCAGACCACAGATCAAAGCTATTTTAGAAAGAGAATATTTAGCATGGTCAGATACAGTTGTTAGAGATGGTTTTAATAAACAAGCTAAACGAATTGAGAAAACATTTAAACGAATCGGTAATATACCAGTAGCATTTCAAGAACTTACTAAAGGCGATCAAGCATTAATACAGAATCTTAAACAACAATATTTTACACAGTTTAAAGATGTATCTAATAC